CACTCTACTACCTATAGCATCTGTATTAGTGATATAAAATCTAGCCAACTGAGAGTAGTTGCTAAGGACAAAAGACATAGACATCTCGTCTGCATCAGTGCCTCCAAACTTGGGAGACACACGCAACGTATTGCCGGCAAAAGGACCAACAACCATGGCTGCAGAAGGAACGTCAACGTTATGCTCCATAACAGAACCATGACGCACAGTACGCATAATAGGATCAACTATGGTAGGCTTCGAAAAACCAAAAGCTCTAATAGCTCCAGCAGCTTTAGCCAAAAACCAAGAAGTAGGACCACCGATCGAACTTAACATAGGTACACCACGCGTCAAAAAACTGACGGCACGAGAAAGTGCCATAGTCCCTGAAGAATAAGGATGCGAATCCTTTTCAAATTCCTCAGTTATTGGAGCTAACTTACGACCAGCCTGAAATGTAATATTAGTGCTAGATAAAGGAGCAGCTCCAAACAAATCAATATCCTCAAGATGCAAAAGTATCTGATAGTGAGGTGCAGCCTGACCAGTCACGGCGCTGCAGCTGAGAATAGAATTCAAAGCAGCAGTACCGTAAGGCACACTGAACTCACCAGCGGGTACGGCCCAAAACTCCTTGTTCCACAAAAAAGGAACACGAAGCTGAACCATAGTATCAGTGGAAAGATCTAATCGGACATGGGGTAAATTAGTACACATAGCTGAATGAGAAGAACGAATATACGTCAAAGAAGTGTCTGTCTCTCCATACTGCCATGAAAGCGCTAAAACCCCCTGATGAAAAGGAGTTGCTGCGACCTGCAAAGTAAACACAGCAGTAGCCCTAAAACCATAAACTCCAGATAAGCGAGTAAGCGCGTTTGGAAAAGACGTAACGATTGTGCTAAAATCACCACAAGAAAGGGACCATATTCTTGTGTTAGTAAAAGGCAAGTCCCCATTAGTAATAGCAACAGGTCGTGAAAAATACTTAGTGAGGTTCTGAATGTCAGGGTCCACTGGAACATATGTTCCAATATCGACTGCACTAGAAATAACCTCCATACAATTATTAGCTTCCTGAACAAAACTGGTAACACCAGTCGTCTCAGGAGCAGCATCAATGGCCAAGGACTTGATCTCTGAACAATCATCAAGAGTATCACGAGCATTAGACTCGGTAACAACGTTTTTATTTGAAGCGAGATATTATACTGTGGTATGTCATCTCAAACACATTCACAGAGCTGCATTTCTCTGGACAAATTCAAAGATCAGTACCCAAATCATGACCAGTGGGAGAACCAAAAGGTCCCTGCCTCACAGTGCCACTAGAAGTAGCCGCACCATGTGCAGGGCCACTGGCACCCACACCGATCGCTGCCAAAGAAAACGGGGAAGTATTAGAAACAGCTAAAGCCTGCTTCCTAAGCTCGAGAACTGCAGTGTCGAAAGACAACTTCTTGTCATCGTTCAAAGATTCATTCCTGGATGTAAGAAAACTCTTAATCGAAATAAAAATCTCATCTACAATATCAACTCTTGAACCAGGTCGAGACCTACAACATAAAGTTATAAACTGCTCAAAAAGCTCACGTCTAAGTCTATAATAAGACAAATTTGCCATAAGGCAATTGGAACACCACGTTAACAAATCTGTGGGGTCCATGCTTAAAGTAAAATTCTGAACGTTAGCGAAACCAAATACTCAAAAACCCAGTTTCAAAGGTAAAATGAGGGCTACATTTCTCTGGACTAACGGCCCTGAGTAGTAAAGCTAAAAAGCTACGTTTCCTGATGACGCCCTGTCCACTCTCTATTTTCCCATGCAGCCAATTATTTGCAGAAAGAAAGTGCGTATTTGCAATCATCTCAGTACCAGTTGTCTGTCCGTGACTTAATCAACTTGCGATACTGCATCCGATCAATGTGAGCGGCGCTCACATGCCCATATTCATCCATGATCTCGGAAATCATGGGGGCATACTTGTCCCAGACATGCACAGGATGCATGCTAAGTTCTTCTAAAGCCGTCTCCAAAGAGCGAATCTTCATGCTCTTCTCTTCTTTACGGTTTTTACACCAGTAAGGAACAAACATAAAACTCGCAACTTCCAAAGGACAAAGCCAATCATTATCTTCACAAACAAAACCACGCTTCAAAAAAGTAATATCACTCAGAGAAAACGTCTCTCGAAACTCACCAGACTTGTTGCCTGGCGTATACGTCAAACCAAACTCACGAAAAAGAGCCACGGACACAGTACTCTGGTTGTAAACATCCTTAACTGACTCATGAACATTTGCGGCATTGTCGTCACCAAAAGTGGCTGGACTGACATTCGACCAAAAGTTAGTCAAATTTCCAGTAATGGAAATATAAGCAGACACTAAAGTAACCAACGAATACATTGAATTGACAATGGTAGTAAAAGGGTGTCCACTAGGCAAAGACTTATTCCACTGATAAATGTAACGCTGATCTGCGCCAAGGCCACCAATGTGCCTGGAATGGACCATGTCCATCCAAAGCACACGCCTAATCCTGGCATTCTCAAC